TTATTTCTTCGTTGCAAGACATTTATTTATATGCTATGTTTGTATTTTATATTTATATTGTTTTTAATAGTATTTATTTTTTGATTTAAAGAGGCTTGGATGCTCATTGCCCATTTTATTGAACTTGTTAGTTCAAACTATCTTATTCATTTTTACTATACCCAAGGTCTTTGTCTTGGCCACAATTACTTCACAATAATTGCTTAGTAGAATAAGCTTTAGGGGTTTCAAGCAGTTTGATTTTCTTACCAGGGTTATTCTTTTACTTATGATCATGATCATATGCAAATCCCTGATTAACATCAATGGTCCTAAATTGGATCCATAAAAGGCTTTATGAATATCTTATTTTTTCGATATTCCCTGATGTTTTTCTACCCTACAGGCTTTTAAGGTAAACGTCCTGTGCGCCATAAGCTACGAGTTGCATTAAACCACCTCCCATTTTATAATATTGCTAAAGAAAAAAATATTCCTAAAATTAAATTAATTGTTTTTATTAATTTAATTCACTACCTACATTTTAAGATAAAATATTATTAATGTTCATATTATCCTTCATAAATATGGACAAATATGATTCATCAAATATTTCTTTTTTCCCTTCATGATTTTTTGTAAAAATATAAGAATCTTGTTTTTTCTTGATTGACCAACCATTATCTAAAGCATTGTATAAAAATACCATCTTCTTAAATTTTATTTGATCTATTTCCACTTGTCCAGCATCTAAATCATTTTTAATATTAATTTCAATATTTGTTGCAGTATTCATTGTTTATTAATGTATTAACTGAAACTTTTATTTGTCTTTAAACCAATGATCAAAATATTTTTTTGATTATTTGATTATTTGATTATTTGATTATTTATATATTTCTAATTATTTCTAATTAAATAATAAATTACTCTTTAATATATTAATATCGTAATGCCTAGTTTCAAGCCTAAATCTAACAAAAAAATCCGTGTTTGCAAAAAATATACTACTACCTTAGATGGAAAGCATAAAGAGTTTGTCAATGAATTTGACAAGAATGAATTTGATACTATACCTAAATTGAAACAAGAAAAAGTCGATTTACAAATCAAAATTGAAACACTCGATAAAACAGCCAATATAGAGCAAATTATGGACATGAAAGATCGTATCAAGGAAATTAATGAATTAATTAAAGAACTGAAAGACAAGAAAAATAATTATTTCCTAGATAATTCTAAATTCATTTTTGAATATTTTGAAAACAAAAAAAATATTACTAATATCGATTCTAATACAAATTCTACAACTAACACAAACTCTAATACCTCTAAAAATCAATTATTGTTTAATTTCTTTAAAATTCAAAATGATAATCAAGATTCTAATGCTAATATTACCGAAAATAGAAACAAAAATATTGTTCAAAAATATCTCAGCAATATTGATGAGACTTTTATTGATATGAATTCTTTTGTTAGATCTACTGATGTCTGTCAGCATTGTTTTAAAGGTGAGTTGATTCCGCTTGATGATGAGGGTGTGCTTATTTGCAATGCATGTGCTGTAAATATTCCCTATCTTATTGAAAATGAAAAACCTTCATATAAAGAGCCGCCCAAAGAAGTGTGCTTTTATGCTTACAAAAAAATCAACCATTTCAAAGAAATACTTGCACAATTTCAAGGCAAAGAGACAACACAGATTCCCGATGATGTTATCGATCAAATACATTTGCAGATTAAAAAAGAGAGAATTTGTTTGGAACAACTAACACATTACAAGACCAAAGAGATTCTAAAGAAGCTTGGATTTAATAAATATTATGAACACATTGCATTTATTAAAAATAAATTAGGTATCAAACCGCCTGTATTTAGTCCCGAATTAGAAGAAACATTGTGTAATCTTTTTATGGAAACACAGTCACCTTATGCAAAAACTTGTCCTGATTATCGCGTTAATTTTTTGAACTATTATTATGTTCTTTTTAAGTTCTGCGAGCTCCTTGGAGAAGATCAGTATCTGGATTCTATTCCTTTGCTAAAAGATCGCGAAAAATTGATCGAACAGGATGAAACTTGGAAAAAAATGTGTGTCGAATTGGATTGGGAATTTATTGCAACTGTTTAGTCAAATCAAGCAATAATTATTTTAAATAATTTGTGTTCGACAAAGAGGACATATTATATCTTCATTACTATTTTTCAAGTCAAAATTACATTTAGCACACAACGAATGCCCGCAAGGGTTTAATAAAACATTTTTTTCATTCTCATCATAATCTCCACTATCAATTTCACATATTTTTAATTCATCTAAACATATGCAACATATTTCTTCTTCATTTGTTTCTGGAATTTGTGATTCAGTTTTTTTCAATTCTCTCCGTTCTTTACGTTCACACTGAAACGCAAATAATTTATTTTCTTCATATTTTTTTAAACATTCTGCGCATTTCCACCCATCAATTTCTCCTCTTCCTTCTTCTATTCCAACATCACAATAATTGTGAAAATAAACGCAGTTACAGTCTAAACATTCTTCAGTTATGTTAAGCATTGAAATAAACAAAGTTTCATACCCAATCCCATATTCATCTCTCAGTTTTATCCCTTTTGTTTTTTGTGTTTTTAAAAATGAATATACTTTAGCCATAGATTCGTAAAATTCATCGGTAGAAACATTGTTATTAGTAATATATTCTTTTTCATAAATAGCATATGACATTCTAGGTCTTGTTTTATTTGTATAATAAAGAAATTATTATCTCTTTATTATATTTCAATTTTATTATGTTAGTTTGACTATAAGTTTCACGAAACCTTACCCGTAGGGTAAAGGTAGAATTTAAAATCCACCAGGAAATTTAACTAAATTGGCGCCAATTCCGAATCCGGCACCGGTTCTAGAACTAACACCCATGCTAGGAATGTATGTATCCAAAATGGCAAAAGTGGCCGCAGCAGTTAAAGCAAGGCATGCAATTTCTTCCATATTTAAAGATTTTTTTGGGATAGCATATGCCGCAATTGCTATCATCAAACCTTCAACAATATACTTGATCACGCGCTTAATTAGTTCGTTCGTGTTAAACATCCTATATATAAAATAAAAAGAAAATAAAAAAGATAAATATTAATTAATAATTAATAATTAATAATTAAATTAAATAATTTAATAAATTAATACTTAAAACGAACATAATAATTAATATATAATGAGTGGAAAATCAAAATCTAATATTGCCAAAAAGTTGGCATTTGATCGTAAATTAGCTAAAGATGGATCGCCTAATCCTAAATATGTTGATTTGTTGGAAGTGGATAAGCCAATTGCCGGGCAAACCTTTGGATGTTTTTCTTTTATCACTCCCGAAAGAATCCTAAAGCAAAAGGAAATGTTCTTTTTCGAAGAATTCCTAAAGAGATGGGAATTTTCTAAATCCATGGAAAAGTTTCATCAATTTATTAATTTTATGTCTTACAAATACAAGTTGTCATTTGAGGATGTCATGAAGGACTACGAGGGATTTGTCAAGGAAGAGCGTGATAATATTATTTCATCTTCTATTGAAGATGACTACAAGACTTTTATGGACAAGGAAGAGGATGAGCTTGAAAAGCAATTCAATATTAAGCATAATTTCCAAACATCTGTGCGCGGGTTCAAGGCACGTGGCCATTTTGCATCACAAGAAGAGGCCGAATTGCGTGCTAAATTGATCCGAGAAGTAGATCCTAGTTTCGATGTATTTGTTGGGCCTGTCGGCACTTGGTTGCCCTGGGATCCTGAAGCTTACAAGACTGGACGTGTTGAATACATGGAGGAGGAACTCAATCAGCTCGCTCAGGAGAAGCAGAAGAACGAATCTGCCGCCAAGAATGCATTCGAGTCTCGTGTCAAGGAGACCAAGCAGAAGGCAATTGATGAGAACAAGAAGAATGCAGAGAAGCATGGTAACATTTTGACGCAAGATATTGACCAAGAGGGTAATTTGATCGGTGTCAGTGCAACTAGTCAGGAGAAAGCACTAACAACTGAAAGTTCTGATACCATCTCTGTTGCAGATATTCGTTCAGAGTTATTTGATGGTGATAATATTGTTGTAGGCAAGACTGATTATGGGCGATCTGAGCTTGTTAGCGGACCTTTTTCAATGAAGGAAAAGGAGAAAGAGAAGGACGAATAGATATTCTAGTTTTAAATAATATATAATTTATTTGATTATGTATTATTCAATTTGATTCTACCATTTGCTTTTTTTTACCGCAATTTTAGGTCCCGCACCGCGTTTCTTCACGTTATTTGGATCATATTGTTCCTCTTCGTCTTCATCATTTATCTGTTTGGATAGTTCCCAGAACTCTTTCGATCCTAATCTGAAGTCATTGTGCGCATCTGCCTTATACCAGAAGACCTGATCTTGCAACTTATTTGATTTGGCATTGTTATTGATCACTAAGCACTCGTAATTCTCTGTGCATTGATCCATTACCTGACAAAATGACTCTAATGTAGGGAACATACCTGCATAATTCTCGTAAATTCGCTTTCTATTTGCTATATATGGCTCTCTTAAAATAAACACATAATCTATATTTGTTCTTAGTGTTGGCGGAATTCCTAGAGGATATTGCATCGTAATAATTAGCATGACCTTCCAATGTCGCCCATTCATGAAAAGTAGCCTCATCATCTTGTCGCGCGCCCAAGTGTTATCATATAAGCAGTCATCTAAGATCACAAAAGTTCGAGGGTCGATAGTGGATCTTTTAAACTGTTCCATTTCTTTTTTGATCTGCTTCAAAACCTGTCTCTGTCGCTTCAAAATGTTCTCGATAATTGCAGTGTTGTATTCATTATGGATGAACAATTTTGGGACTAATTTTCCATAAAATCCGTTTCCTTC